GGTTGTGGACTTCCCAAACAAGTTCGTTCCGAATCCTACTGCTCCGAATGAACTGCCAGATGACAAGACCATTCAGATGAAGGTTGAGAGTGTGGAGTGGGCTGAGTGTATGATGAATTACTTGGTCACGATCTTCAAGGAGGGACATGGATTCAGGAAGCTCCCTGTTCCGGAGAAGGTCACCTTGAGCACGAGCGAGTATAAGAGTGAGACGGATGTTGTGGGTCGGTTCATCACGGAGTTTATCCATCCGCTGGAGGAGGGTGTGAAGGTTGGCGATTATATCACTACTGGAATGATGAACCGCGAGTTTCAGAGGTGGAAGCAGGAGAACAACCTTACGCACGGGACAACGGTGGAACTTAAGAAACGTATCGAGACCGCTCATGGACCACATCCTAAACACGGCTGGACTTCCTTCCAGTTCGGGCCCGCTTAGCTTGGTATCGCTTGGAACCCTTGCGACCACGGTAGGTCTTGCGACGACGGGCTCCATAGGCAGGGGTGGGTGGCGGAAGAGAGCTCACGGGCTCAGGAGTTGCAGGCGTAGACGAAAACCAAGTGCGAGGATCAGTCCAAGACATTTAATAATTTCACTCTATTTTTTAATGAGCAAGCAGCTAAACATCATTCTAGACATTGACAACACATTGCTTGAATACATGGTAAAGGATGCCCCTTGGAAGGACCTCCCTGACGAAGAGAAGAAGAAATATGACTTTTACCAGGGGTTTGTTCTTCGTCCTGAGCTGTGGGACTTTATGGCATGGATGAAGAAGCTTGCAAAGACCGTGAATCTATGGACGCTGTCTGACCGCGATTATGCAAACTGGGTGAAGGAAATCATTGAGGAGAAGATGGGCGAGGGATTTATCACGCATGTCTGGTGCGATGAAGATGACGAAAAGGCACAGGCACACTCAAACCCTGCAAAGAAAATCCAAAAGAACCTGAACTGGATTTGGGACCAAGGAATTTTTAAGCCATGCGATACAATTCTGATTGATGACTACGAGATCAATATTAAGAATGAAGCCAACTACCGTAACGGGATCCAAATCAGGAAGTTCGCGTTATGGAGTCGTGTGACAAAGAGGGATCCATTCGGACCCTATAAGGATATGTCAAAGGACCGTGCACTGCTGGATGTTGTGGATGAGATTAAGAAGATTGATCAGTCGAAACTTTGTAGTAGTCCCGATTCGCGTCCTATTGAGAAGGCTGTATTACGAGTGAGTGTTCCGGGCGGTCGTAGGCGACGACGCAAACTTACTCAGCGCGCTTCGCGCCGATCCGGGACAACACGTAGGTCCGGAGGAGGCCGATCGTGAAGACGACCAGCACGAACGACACGACCAGGTTCACGAAGGCGATGAGCACCTCACCCAGACGGAGCGTGACACCTCCCATCGAGACCGTGTAGGAACCGACGCCCTTGCCGGCAGCCGCCGCCGGGGCGAGGAGGGGCGTGAGGATGTCCTCAGACAGCGACTTGAAAAACTCTCCAACGACACCTCCGAGGTAGAACGACGCAGTGAGGATGATGATGTCCCGTGTATCAAGCATTTTTATTATGATGGGTATACTTTATTTCGTAAAGACAATGGATACTAGGTTCTGGGGACCCAGTGCGTGGCAATTATTTCACTTGATTGCGTTTACCTCAAAACATCCCGACGATGTTCTCAATCAGATGAAGGACGTGTTGCCTTGTAAATTTTGCAGGGCTTCGACGACCGAGTTTGTCCACAAACACCCCCTCCGTGGCGACCCTGGGCGGTGGCTATACGACATTCACAATATGGTGAACAACAAGTTGCGAACTCAGTGTAAAGATGACCCAGCTGTGCTAGATCCGGGTCCTGATCCAGAGTTTGATGCTGTTAAGAAGCACTACATGTCCCTGAAGCCCACGGCGGTTCCTGGCGGGGACTTCTTGGGTGCAATCTCTGCAAACTACCCAGAATCACCCGAACCCGATCAAATGGCTACACAGAGGACCTTTTTACACGCACTGCATCACGCGTATCCGTATCCTGAGCTCCGAAAGGTCTATGCCGATTATATCACAGCTCATGAACCCGAGTTGGCATCTCGCAGGGCGTATATGAAGTGGATGCACGGTCTGTTAAGTGTTTTGTCAAAAAAGGTAGGGTCACCTATGCCATCGTTTAAGAGTTTTGCTCAGCATCTTGCGTATTTCAGGAGCGGTTGCTCCAAAAAGACGTATCATGGAAAAACCTGTAGGAAGACAGCGGGTGGTCGCACGAAGGACCGCGATCACCGAAAGACCTTCCGGGTTTCTCATTCTAGGTTACTTGTTTGATTTAGGTTTCTTAGGTTGCGACTGCACCATTAGGCGTGCATGACGAGCTGAATATACATCTGCCTTCTTCTCCTTAGCAGTCTTCTTCGTTTCGCGACGTGTCTTGGGCGGATCCATTCTAGAGTGGTTTGCTTTCATTCAGAGATTTCCATTTTTAGTAGCCCTTCATGCCCATCCCCTTCATTTCATCCATGCCACCGCGGCGAGTCTTGCGACTGCGCCGGCTACCGCGACGTCCACCGACCGGGGCCGCGTTGTGAGTGGGGGAAGGGAGGTCGGCCTTCGGCTCAACGGCACCCTCAGCACCGCCCTTGTAAGTCTTCTTCGCCATCTTGAGGATGTCACCGAACTTCTTTCCCTTGTGAGACTTCATCGTCTTCTTAACGTGAGCGAGCCACTTGTTTGCCATTTTGTTTAATGCTCAAGAAGTTATTGGAGACCCGCCGGCTTTTCAACAAGACCCGGCGTGGATCCAAATAGAATCCACTGGCATCCATACGCAGTGGCCACCTGTGGATTAATCCCCTCCTTTCCAAATACCGGGTCGGGGGCCACTAACGTGATGGAATTGCGGTTAAAGGCCACAAGCTCGGAGTAGTCGCGAGGGTGCACCGCTTGTCCGAAGGTGAGGCGACGGAGGTGGGAATCTGTCCAGGACATATTGACCATGTCGGCAAGTTCAGAGCCCTGCACTCCACCTGAGACGATAATCAGCTTATCTGCGAGAGCCTCCACCTGAATACTGTGCGGATCAATGTACTCCGGGGGCAATAGGTTGCGATGAACGGTTGTGCGAAGACACTCGGCTGCCTTGTTCAGTGTGACTATGTTTGAGGTGTGGGGAACGATGGAGAGAACGAACGGGTGCTTGCTAGGAAATGCCTGAATCAACGCTACGCAGACCGAGTCGAACGTCCAGTTATCGTATGCATAATCATAGCCTCCTTTCAGCGGAACCTTGGAGACGATGGGACTGCCATTTTCGTCTGCATATAGGTGGACTTCCAGGAGCCTACGACCCGATTCTACAACTGCCGAAGCATCTTCGAACGTTCCTCCGTGGATCACGTAATCGCAGAGGCGCTTGGGTTCGGGGGGCGGTGCCTTTTCTTCTTGGTCTGTCTTTGTCTCGCGCCAGACGGTATATCCGAGAACGCCAACAAGGGCTACTGCAAGTGCTGTCTCCATTACTTCTTCTCGGAAGGTAATTTTGGCATCTTGAACAATAACCCACGAAAGGCATTTACGACCTCATCGGGGATCCGCTCCTCCATTGGGATTTCCATAAGACAGCAATGGTGGAAATACAAGCAATACATTCCACATTCTGAATCCTTGAACTGATGACGTGTGGCATTGAAGGTCATCTTCATCCCCTGCTTATGCTTGCCTGTCTTGTCCCACTGTTCCTTCCAGCGTCGCATCAGTGTCTTGATCTCGGCTTCGGGTTGGTGGGCGTAGGAATCAAAATAGGTGATTCGAGGATACTCAAGTTCCTCTCGCACGTCGCAGAACAAGGCAATCCAATGTTCACCGGGACCATCGTGAGGATCTGTGTTGAACACAATTCCAATCTGTTCATTGCCCCTCTTCGCCAATTCGGGAAGCTTCATGCTACATAAGGTGCTCACAATACACTGTTGTGTTTCCGACTTCAAATCAAAGTCAATCGGAATGCATCCAATAAAGAAATACTTGGGGAACAGCTCCGTATAGTTTTGTTCGACACGGTCAATGTCGTCGGACGACAGCCACTCATACCGATTGATCGCCCACTGCTTCGGAGCACGGGGCTTTTGCATAAGTGAGGTCACAATGCATTCGGCAGATCCGGTAGTGCACTCGTCATGAAGACGGTGTTGAAGATTTGTCCACATTTCTTCGGGCGTCCCCTTTGCGACGGGTTCTTCCTTTGGGTGTTCCTTATTATAGACTGTGCGGAGACGCTCAATCTCCTCCGTATCAAGCCAGGACATTCCTTGGTATAAAACGGATACTTTTAAACCAGGAAAGATCAAATCACAATGGATGCCCTTAAACCTGTTCTCACCGCCTATGCAGATGTTACTCGCCGACTCAATGACGTTAATGCGAATGCTTCCGAGCTTCGCGATCAACGTCGCACAATCGAGCTGGATCTCACAGCTCTCTATGCAACTTCGCGAGAGCCCCTCCCCGATAAGATCAATTTATCAAGTTCGGGGATGGTCTTTGCGGTCAAACGTCCAAACCAGTGGAAAAAGGGTTGGACGCTCTCCAAGAAAGAGCTGAAGGGATATTTGGATGAGCTTCTCCCTGAACACGGAGAAGACTTGATGAATGAGATTGTTAGGCGCCAAGAGGCGAAGATGGTGGAGACGGATTACGGATTTGAGCTGAAGGTGCTGAAGCGTGATTGAGAGTTTCCTCTATTTCTCGGAGTGTTTGCTGAAATTCGGCTAGATGGCGTTTTGCTTGGTCCAGGTTTTCGTGAGGGAGAAACCCACCCCGGATACGAGTCAAATTACACACAAGCGACCCATTGGTGCTGAGGAGACGAGTAGCCAGGGTGAACAGAGGCTTCACCATCAACGTGATATGACTTTTTACAATACATTATTTTTAAATCAGTGATATAGAAATGGATGCATCTAGGTATACTGAAATGATACGATGTAGAGTTTTATCAATAGGCTGTCCAGGACCAGCAGGACCGGGCGTCCAACCCCTTTACGGTTCATTTTTGAGTATGACAAGTCAACCTGTCACGACAGTGAATCCTGTGGCAATCACATATTCAGAACGAACGATAGGAACTATTAGTGTAAACGGAACCTTTCCTAACAGTGAAATCGTTATTCCAGTAACAGGTGTCTTCAATGTTCTCTTTTCGGCTCAATGCGATACAACAAGTGGAACCCACTATATTGAGATTTTTCCAGTTGTGAATGGAACTTCAGTTTCAAAAAGTAATACACGAATCAGACTGTCTGGTTCAATAGAATCCTGTCTTGTTGTAGAATATATCCTTTCGTTCAACGCTAATGACAAACTTCAATTCTTTATGATAGGAGACAATACAAACGCTCGTCTTGTTGCTCTAACAAGAGGGGGAGGGACACCGGTTATTCCGGATATTCCATCCATAATTGTGAATGTTACACGAATTGAATAAAATATTCGCCAACTACACCCCGTCATCCACCCGCTCGACGAAGTAGTTCAGGAGCTTGTCGGACATATCACGAACACTGAACTCCCAGACCCCACCCCAGTTGGGACGAATGATCTTGCGAACATCCTTGATACCATCCAGAATGGCGTGGCGGTCGACATATTTGCGGTTGACGTGAGTTCCATGATAGAGATGATAGACTGCACCCGATGTGCAGGCAATCTTAGGTTTAGGTTGCGAGTCAAATTCTTGATACGCAGGGACCAGTGCAGGTTTGAGGTAGGTTTCCGGAAACTTGATGCCCAGCCACGCAGCTGCAGACAGGGTATCTCCACTTCCTGTAATTCCATATTCAAAGAACCCAATCTTTCGAAACCACTTGCGAGTGAATGCCCACGCAAATCCGGGATGAAGCTTGTGATCAAATGTCTTTTTCTTATCCATGTAGATGACAGACTCGCGAATCTGCGTAACCTTTGTGTAGGTCAGATCCATCCAGACTGCAGTTGTGAACGGCTGAACAACATCGTGGTCACATAAGGCATCCGAGACTTCAGTATACCAGTCCGGATTACCAAAGACAATATCTGCATCCATAAACATGACCTTGGAGTAATACCAGGGAATCATACCTTCAAGGAGGGCACATAACCGCTCCTTGTGGAACATGTGTGACTTTCCCCAGACGTGAAAGGCATCCTTGATTTCTGGTTCGCTCTTATGAAACACCAACTCAAGTGTGTAGTATGGGATCTTTGCAAGCTTCAATTTTTCAATCGTATAGAGATAGTTCATCAACATACGCTTGGACTTCGCAGGGTTGAAGAAGACAAATCCAATTGCCATGTCTCGTTTCCAAGGCCCACGGTAGCGCACACTTGCTACGTCGATGAAACCGCCTGGGTGAACTTTAGGCGGTGCGTCCGGCAGAGCCGTATACATCATCGACTGAGCCTTTCCCATTGTGTAAGAAAACGGATAAAAGATTGGAAAGAACACTCAAACCAAAATGAGTGATACATATTCTCCTTACAATCCGCGGAATCGGTTCTTTACCGAGAAGGATATTCACCGGATCCTTCATCGCCATGGGCTTCCCCATTACCGAATTTCAAACCAGAAGATCTTCCAGACTGCAATGGTTCATACCACGTATGTAAAACGATCTGACTATACCACTCCTGATGGACGACCGGCGTCTCTTGCTCCGTGTCCATCTGGCGTTATGCCCCTACAAGATGAGTCGTATGAGTGTCTGGAGTTTGAAGGTGATTCAGTTCTTGGCGTCTGCGTAGCTACGTATCTGCGCCGTAAGTATCCGGAGAAGAAGCAAGGATTCCTGACCGACGCTCGTAAGGAGCTTGTGAATAACGAGCGGATTGGAGCCTTATGTCAAAAAGTAGGACTGGACACCTACTATGTCATCTCTCGGCATAATGAGGAGTCAGTTGCCATCAATGGGCGCAAGAACATCCAAAAGCTGGGTGATATCTTTGAGGCCTTCATTGGTGCCTTGTGGACCGATTGTGGAAACCGATTCAATATTGTGTATCCATTTGTTACGACCGTTCTGGAAGCCTATCTAGACATTCAGGACGCTGTGACAACGATTACAAATTATAAGGACATCTTTCAGAAGTATTGTCAGCGCGAGTTTGGAAACACACCAACCTATACAATGTTGAATCCCGGAGCCGACCCGAAGGAGATTCGCGTCTTGGTGATGGATGGTCCCACGATTCATGGGCGTGGAATGGGAACTACGCGCAAGAAGGCTGAGCAGATGGCCGCCCGCGAGGCACTAGAGAAGTTTAATGCTTTGCCTTCTGCGTGATCACCCTTCCCTTCTTCCCACACGTAAAACGCTTGAGGGTTCGTCCCTTCTTCTGCAGAACAGACTTTACGCAGATTGCGATCGGTCCTTTTTCATTCTTGATCGTCTTGCGGACCTTTTTGATGCAGCTACAGAAGCGTTTCGTGACGCCCCTCATTGTGTCAAACGCAGAAGAATATATCCTCGCAAAGAATAAACATAAATGGGTGGCGGTCTTCTTCAGCTCGTCGCGTATGGTGCACAGGATGCTTACATCACTGGAAATCCTCACATCACCTTCTGGAAGGTGCTCTACAAGCGTCATACGAACTTCGCCATGGAGGCGTTTCGCGTGAATTTCACTGGCTCGCCCCAGTATGGCCAGCGCGTTGTTGCCGTGATCAACCGCAACGCCGACTTGATGTACAAGACCTACCTCGAGGTCCAGCTCCCTGACACTCAGACTGTAGATGTTAAGTGGACGGCTGCCTGGGAGCGTCGTCTCGGCTACCAGCTCCTCAAGAAGATTGAGGTTGAGATTGGTGGTCAGATCATCGACACCCACTACGGCGAGTGGCTCTTCCTCTGGGAGAATCTGACGTCTAGCTTCGACAACTCCGTCAAGCTCGATACGATGCTCGGTGGATACCTCGGTGGCACGGAGACGACTGCGGTGTCATGCGGTGGTCGCCCCGCGATCCTCTATATCCCGCTCCAGTTCTGGTTCTGCCGTAACCCGGGCCTTGCCCTGCCCCTGATCGCCCTCCAGTATCACGAGGTGCGCATCAACATCACCCTGTCTCCCGCTACGGACCTGGTGACTTCTGCCACTCCGGGAACTACAACAGTCTCTGCAGCCGCCGCACTCCTGCCCCAGCTCAAGGACATGGCGCTGTATATCGACTACATCTACCTGGATGTGGATGAGCGTCGCCGGTTCGCCCAGCAGTCCCACGAGTATCTGATTGACCAGCTCCAGTTCGGTCTCCAGCAGACGCTCACAACGTCCTCTGCGCGTATCGACCTTACGCTGAACCACCCGGTCAAGGAGCTGGTGTGGGTCTTCCAGGATGCCCGCAAGACGGACTGCGGTTCTACGCTTACCCTCAACGCTGGCTACACCCAGCCGTTCAGCTACGACGACATTGTCAACCGTGCTCGTCTCCAGATCAACGGCCAGGATCGCTTCGACGAACGCTACGGTGATTACTTCTGGAAGGTTCAGCCCTACCAGCACCACACGGGCGGTGCCTTCTTCCCGATGCGCTCCCAGGTGACGGCTCCTGCAGCACTGACAGTCCTTGCTGGCTCGTGCAGTGTGACCGGCGATGTGCTTACGGTTGCAGCTGATCCAGCGGGCGGTACAGCGCCGCAGCAGTTGATCATTGAGGGCGCAACCGTAACGACGAGTGCTGGAACTACATTTGCCCCAGGAACGATCATCCAATCCTATGGAACGGGATCAGGTAAGCAGGGAACCTACCAGCTCAGCGAGCCGGCTATCCTTAACGGCACGGGTCTCAGCGTCATCTTTACGCTCCCGAACGTGAACTACACTCCTCACGAGAACCCGATCAACGTGTATTCGTTTGCTCTCCAGCCCGAGGAGCACCAGCCGTCCGGCACATGTAACTTCTCCCGTATCGACACGACCACGCTCGTGTTTGACAGTGTCACGACAAACGGTGTTGCGAAGCCGACCAAGAGCACCCCGTTCAACTTCCGCATGTATGCCGTGAACTACAACATCTTCCGAGTGATGTCCGGCATGGGTGGGCTTGCCTACAGCAACTAAGTTGCAACTAAATGTTGAGTCAAATTAAAGTAGATGCCTTCATTTACGTTTACATTCCCCGTCGTCAATACGAAGGGAGGTCCAGGACCCACTGCAGTTCAATTGAAGTCTCGTGCTGAAGCGCTTCGAAAGGACGTGGGTGCGCTGACATTAACTCTTACCTTCACCGACACCGGTGATCGTAAGGGAACATTTACGGCTACAGGAACTGCAGAGAATCTGGGAGCTATTGAATCGAATGCGGCGGTGGGAGTTGAGAATCTTCCTGGAACAGCTGGATGGCTTCCAGATGGCGTGCCTACCTTTACCGCCGATGATCCCACATCGCCCGGTGGACGTCGCCGTCGGAAGTCCAGGCGTCAGCGCAGTCGCAAGACAACTCGTCGTCGTTAAGTATAATGTTGGTGATCGTTTTGGCGTTGGTGATTGTCTTTACAGTTTGGGTGCTGTCCAATCCACAAACATATTTCCGAAAAGAAGCTCCCACTACACGTTTGTATTCGGAAGGCACCCGCGAAGTCCTAAAGTCTGTTGCAACATTATCGGCGCCGGTTGACCCTTCCCAGGGCATTTTACGTGGTCTCGACCAAGGATATGTCCCATTTCGTGTGAGATAACATACTGTCTGTATCCATCCAATGTCTGACCGCTTTTTGCAGTTCCATGTTTCCATCTCTGCTCGTTAATCCGCATCTCATGACCACCCAACTCTGCACAGGACAACGTGTGATCGCATCCAGCATCCTTCAATCCTTTCACAGATGACAAGTGAATCAACACATGTGGTTTGCTCTTCACCTCTACAAACCGATATCCTTTTGATTCCCAACCATTGGGATCCGCAAGGCATATTGCAACATCTCGCTTGAAGTCAGCGAGTGAGAACTTGACGTCAGGATCCACTACGACCGAGTATGTGATCGTCACCATTAAAAATGAATGTGATTTTATTACCAACTGATGCATCACTATGCCCCGTTGTTCTCACTGTAAGAAGAAGACCCACCTTGACTTCAAGTGCAGATGCTCAAGTGAAAAAGTGTTTTGTTCTGCGTGCAGAACAACGGAGGTCCATGGGTGTGCACTTGTGTATCAGTCGGTCGAGTTGGTTAAGGTTGTGCCGGTGAAGGTTGATAAGATTTAGTCCTCCATCTCAGGAATATCAATCTTCTCTAGCAGATACTCCATCAGTGCCTTCACCTCGCGATTCTTCATGTTCTCTCGCTTGAGAACCGAAGCCACCAAGCCTCCATCCCTGAAGAGGATTTCAACATGCATCACCTGCTTATCGGACAGTGAGGGTGTCATAGGTCGCCCCTCTTCGTCCTCGGAGGGTGTAGTGAAGCATACATGCCACGTATCCTCAAGGTCGATCTTATAAGCTGATCCAGTCAAGTTGTAGTTCGTCATCTCAAGCGCGTAATCAATTGCGTGATTCAGAGTAGTCATCATTTTATCCCACTCTCTGTTTGTCTGACAGAATCAAATCCATTTTGAATAACAAATGAACGTGTTCCTTGAAGCTATATTGGTTGGCCTCTTTTTGCTTCCGGTCTTCTGGGTAGCTGAAAAATTAGGATTCTCAAAGTGGATCACCATCTTCATTGCAGGTGTACTGTTCCACTTGACTGCTGAGTTCACCGGCATCAACAAGGCCTATGTTCTCACAAAGGCTTGAATTAGATAATTTAAGATGACCTCGTGGGATGCTATTCGTTCGCCTGCAAAGAACAGCGCAAATCGCCCAATATCAGCTGAAGCAGGTAGACAATAGCATAAGGTCTTTGCTACCTGTTCCATCGGGACATCGTCTGTATGAGATACACCCCATGTCTTGTCTGGGAAGCATCTCCAGAATAGACTTCGGGATGGACAATCGTATGGAACGCAGGTCTCAAATGCCGTGCGCAATACATCAAATGGAATAGTTTTGGAAGGAAGCTCTTCGAGTGTAACTGAAAGGAATGCCATTGTAGCTGATGTCTCTTGTTTGTTCAAAATGAAATCTGTTTTCGACATACATTAGGTGTCGCATCAAGAACAAAATGCCTTCGAAGAAAAAGTCAGTTGAACCAAGCGAGAAGGCAGTGAAGGACTACTATTATGCAGAGCTCAGCCACGCAAAGAAGATTCGCGAACTGAATGCCGAGCATGGTTACAAGACGAGATGGGATGGACTGCCTGAACATGTGAGTGAGAACATGATCAAGTTCTTCATTCGCTCCAAGATGAATGATCCAACGTGCACGTGGCTCTGTAAGGGCGATCTCGTTTCAACCGTTCTAGGTGTCATTGAGTGCAAGTCGTTCACAAGTGATGGACCTACTTCATTTGGGCCGAAACAGAAGTGGGATCACATCTTCTTCCTTGATGCGCGAGAGTGGCTCACTGACCACCTCGTGATCTGGCAGATCGCCGTGCCAAATACGGATGATCTATGGAAGAGTATCAAGGTAAATAAAAAACAGTCGAAGGCCGACCAGAGCGACGAGAGCAGGCGCCCTCGTATCAACTGGGAGGCGCTCTATCCCCAGGTGAAGGATCATTGTAAGAAAGTATATGATGGAACATTTGAGGGAATCTTCACAGCAGTGGCACCAGTCGCTGAGCCACTAGCGTAACCACAGGCACAGAGACAGCATTACCAGCCAATTTGTGGAGATTCGTGTCTGAGATTTCTGGTAGAACATAGTCCAAGGGAAACCCTTGAAATGAGAAACACTCGCGAGGAGTCAGTTTCCGTATACCTTTTTCATCTAGGACAAGCGGAACGTTGTGACCACCTCCACCCATATTCGCAGTTAAGGTCGGACACTCATTACTCTTGTTCTCCCTCACATAGACACGACGATACTGATAGACCGTATCCTTCTTTGTTACAGCTTCACTGACGAGTCCCCAAGTCGAGGACTTATCTGTGTAGTAATACTTCTCGGGCGCATCCTCTTGCAGAAGGGATGAGATACTTGCCTTTGGGATTGCCTCAAAGTCCAGACTGAAGTTGTTGAATGCCTCTTCGGATCGGAGGCAGACAATGTAGATCCTCTCACGGTGCTGAGGGACACCGG